ACGAGATCTAAGGATCAACTATGAAGTGATTGTGATGAAAACGCTAGAGGCTGACGATGCTATGGGTATCTACGCCACAGCACACCCCGGCAACATGATTGTCTCACCTGATAAAGATATGAGACAGATTCCCGGCAAACTATACAACCTAACCGACACTACCTACATCACACCAGAAGAGGGTGCAAGATGGCATCTGATTCAGACGCTAGCAGGCGACCAGACAGATGGTTACAGTGGTGTACCCGGTATCGGTGTCAAGAGAGCTGAGACTTTGTTTGACAAAGAGGGGTACAGCTGGCAAACAGTTCTTAAAGCCTTTAACGATAAAGGATTGACTGATGCAGACGCTTTACTCAATGCTAGGCTTGCCAGAATACTTACACTAGATGACTATGATACCAAAAGACAAGAACCAATCCTCTGGACGCCCGAAGTTTCCTTTACCGTTGACGACGGAGCAAGACTTCAAGATGCGAGTTATTGAGGATAACTTACGTAAGAATTATGATAAGAAGGAAGACATTATCATTGTCTTTCTTGCTTTACAAAGACAGAACTTTGCACTGTCCAACGCATTGAAACAACTACTAGAAAACGCAATTATTTATTAAATGTCTAACTTAATCTCCCGTACTGGCAGGGTTGAGTCTTGGATAGAAGATCCTACATCAAGACTACCTGTGTCATGCACTACCTTCGTTGTTGAAGACAGCATGGAAGGTGACAACGGCATAGAAGCTAGTTGGAGATTCGCAAGTCACGCACTACGTTATGGTGCAGGCTGTGCAATCCACCTATCTAAGCTTAGACCAGCCGGAACAACAAACGACAAAGGACTTGTGGCTACTGGCCCAGTCAGCTTTGGCAAAATATACTCTGCTTTTAACGAGGTACTTCGTAGAGGTGGAGCTTACAAAAATGGTGCTATAGTATTGCACCTCGATCTATCACATCCAGATGCGGTAGAATTTATAACAGCAAACAGATCTGAATTACCTTGGGTCAAAAGATGTATCGACATTGATGAAGATATGTGGAAGTTTGCAACTCAAACTACAAAGGATGCTTTAATCTATGGAATCAAATCAGGAGACATTTGGCTCAACAAAATCAAATACACCAGAGTGCCATACATCGACGCCGGGGAGCGTATCTATGGGAACGTCTGCCTTGAAGTATACTTGCCCTCACGTGGAACTTGCTTGTTACAGCATGTCAATCTCGGTGCCTGTACACTCGACAACTTACAAGAGGCTTTCGTATCAGGCATGTCCGAGTTGTGTGATCTCCATGGCCGGACAGGTGTTGGAGAATCTGGAGAATACCTTACCCCAGAAGTTGACAGACAAGTGGGACTTGGAGTGCTCGGTCTTGCCAACTTCCTCAGACGTTACAACATCAGCTACAAAGACTTCGGAGAAGCCCTCCGTCTTGTCAACAAAGGATATAGTGCAGCCAACGAAGCCGGTATGGCGGCTACTGCCCTCGATCAAGCGATTTTTGAAGCCGCACAAGTAGCACACAAAAACAATATGGTAAGGGCGTTCGCTATTGCACCCACTGCCAGTTGTAGCTATCGCAGTAAAGACCTAGACGGCTTTACATGCACACCCGAGATAGCACCACCAATAGCAAGAACCGTAGACAGAGATTCCGGCGAGTTCGGAGTAAAACAAGTAAACTACGGAGACGTTGAGATAGCAAGTGAAGTAGGATGGGACGCATACAAGCGTGTAGCAGACGAAATCATGACGATGCTCGATAGGACAGGATTGCTTCATGGCTACAGCTTCAACTCTTGGAGTGATGTAGTTACATACAATGAAGCATTTATAGAGGAGTGGCTAGGAAGCTCACAAACCTCTTTGTACTACAGCCTTCAGGTAATGGGCGATGTTCAGGATAAGTCTGATGCTTACGCAGCACTAGCAGACACTGACATTGACAGTTACCTAGATGGTATTTTAAATGAAAACAAAATCGAATGTGACTGCGAACAATGAACCCATACACAAAACTACAAAACAGAAAACGAACATGGACACCAGTCCAACCCACAAAAGGAGTATTAAAAGAAGGTGCTGAAGAAACCATCAAGCGTGCACTCGCAATACGTCATATGGAGTTACCAGTTGGAGAATTTATTTCTCAGGGACTGGAGAGGACTGTCCCGTCAACAGCGAGGGCACTTCTTGAATCTAACGTACAAGACGAGATTAAACATGATCTCGCACTTGGTTACATTGTTGACGCCCACGGCGCTGATCCTAAGTCTGAGCTCGAAGCTAAGAGGTTAAGAGATGCTTGGATCGAACACCCTGACCACACTATCACAAAAGCCCTCGTTGCAGAGCGAGCTATATTCTTTGTTCTACTACCTATGTTTCGCTTTCTTGGTGATGCTGCTCTCAGAACAGTATCAGCTGATATATCCAGAGATGAACAGATCCACGTTGCGACAAATAGTCTTGTATGTGCTGAGTTGGGGCTTGTTCCTAGCTCTTCTTTGGATAAGCTTCGGAAGGCAACTATACAATGGGTACTACAACCCCTAACAGAAAACAATACTGATAAATATTTAAGCAAAAAATTTTGGCTGGATGCGAGCGATCAGTTAATGTATCAAGGCAAAGCCCCACAGTTTTCTGACACAAAAGCAGCTCGTATGCCAGCGTTCTTTGAACATGCAAACACCAACCTCCCTCAATACGCTTAGTTTCCAATCAGAGAAGCTAGAGAAATTAGTAGAGGATCTGGAATCCAAGTTCGCTTGGTATCCTATCCACCCCAAGGAGGACTTAGCCTCCATCATGTATCGCTCTGGACAACAGGAAGTGGTACAATATATAAAAACTATTTTAAACGAATAAAATGTGCATAAGTCTTGGTAGGAGATCACCTACCCCAGTATCAACACCAGCACCAATTCAGCCTAGACAGCCTGATCTAGTATCAGCTGCTAGACTACCTAGTAAAAAAGAATTACTAGATCCAGATGAAACAGCAGGCGTTGAATACGGAACATCCGCAAAGAAGGATGATACAAGAGGAGCCGCTAAACGAACAGGTACAGATGCTCTTAAAATTAACATCAACACTGGTGGCGGTGGAGAAGGCTCTGGAGGATTAAATGTCTAAGGCAAGAGAAAGATACTCTCAACTTCAGTCGGGTAGAACACAGTTTCTAGACACAGCAGTTGAGTGCTCTGAACTTACCTTACCATATCTAGTCAAACGAGATGAAAACTCTACAGGCAAGCGACAGTTGTTGCAACCTTATCAATCCGTGGGAGCTAAAGCGGTAGTAACACTTGCAGCAAAACTAATGCTCGCAATACTACCACCGCAAACAGCTTTCTTTAAACTACAAGTTAGGGATGACAAGCTGGGACAGACGCTTGACCCAATGATGCGTAGCGAGTTAGACTTATCTTTCTCTAAAATTGAGAGATTGATTATGGATTACATAGCTGCATCAAGTGATCGTGTAGTCGTACACCAAGCCTTAAAACACCTAATCGTGTCTGGTAATGCTCTAATATTTATGGGCAAGGATGGTCTAAAACACTATCCATTAAACAGATATGTTGTAGAGAGAGATGGGAATGGTAACGTTATAGAGATCGTTACAAAAGAATTAGTTAGTAGAAAAGTATTGGGTATATCACCCCCACCTACTGACAGCCCGAATGGGGAATACGGTGATACAGAAGACGACGCTGAGGTATACACCTGTGTTAAGATGGATGAGAGTAGTGGTAGCTGGAGATGGCATCAAGAGGTCGATGATATGATCTTAGATGGTAGCCAAAGTACAGCACCAAAAAACACCTCACCATGGTTAGTGCTTCGATTCAATACAGTAGACGGAGAGGACTACGGACGTGGTAGAGTAGAGGAGTTTATCGGAGACCTAAGAAGTCTCGATGGGTTGTCTCAATCTCTAGTAGAAGGTGCAAGTGTGGCAAGTAAAGTTGTCTTTCTTGTATCACCATCTGCAACAACCAAGCCCGGAACACTTGCCAAAGCTGGTAACGGAGCTATCATACAGGGTAGACCAGAAGACGTAGGAGTCGTGCAAGTCGGTAAGACAGCAGACTTTGCTACAGCTGCAAATCTAGCAGCACAATTAGAAAAGAGAATACTTGAAGCTTTCTTGGTTATGAACATCAGGAACGCAGAAAGAGTTACTGCTGAAGAGGTACGCCTCACGCAGTTAGAACTAGAAAAGTCCCTCGGCGGCCTATTCAGCTTATTAACAGTTGAGTTTCTAGTACCATATTTAAACAGAACTCTGTTAATACTACAGAGATCTAATCAAATACCAAGGCTACCTAAAGATGTCGTAAGACCAAAGATAGTAGCTGGTATCAATAGTCTAGGTAGAGGACAAGATAACGAAGCCTTGACTACATTTATAGCAACTGTTGCACAGACATTAGGACCAGAAGCGTTGATGAAATACATCGACCCAAGCGAAGCTATCAAACGATTAGCAGCAGCACAAGGTATAGACGTACTGAATCTTGTACGTACAGCAGAACAACTAGAACAGCTTAAGCAGCAAAGTCAACAAGACATGACTAATAAGTCACTTGTAGATCAAGCCGGTCAGCTTGCTGGTACACCACTTATGGACCCATCTAAGAATCCAGATGTGGCAGAGCAAGCTTCAGCTGTACTAGGTAATTTACAACCACCAGAAGAATAAATGGCAGAGAACACATTTACAGTAGATACTACACCACCAACAGAAACTATATCTGACAACCTTACCACTGACGAGCAAGACTCCCTTGCCGTCGGTGAGAAGATTGTTGAGCAACAGGAACAACTGTTAGCTGGTAAGTATAAAGATGCTCAAGAGTTAGAGAAAGCATATGTAGAGTTACAGAAAAAACTTGGTGACAAAGAAGAGGGTACAGATACAGCTAGTGCTGAGGAGCAATCAGAAGACACACCTAAAATGTCTGACGGTGCTACACTTATCACCGACGCTAGTAAGGAGTACTTCGATAACGGTAATAAGTTATCAGAAGAAACTCTTGCTAAGTTCTCTTCTTTATCTAGCCAAGATCTTCTTAAGGCTTACATGGAAGTACAATCTAACCCAGAGTTTCAGCAACAAAATGCACCAGCAGCTGAGATTACTACCTCTCAAATCAATCAGATTAAGAACTCAGCTGGTGGCGAGCAAGCTTATGCTAACGTAGTAAACTGGGCTAAGTCTAACTTACCTACAGATCAACTTACTGCATTTAACGAGGTCGTAAACTCAGGCAGCGTACAAGCTATACAGCTAGCGGTGTCTGGACTTAAAGCAGAATACGATAACGCAAATGGAGTAGAGGGTAGAATGGTAACAGGCAAAGCACCAACAAATAAAGGGGACACCTTCCGTAGTCAAGCTGAATTAGTATCAGCTATGAGTGACAGAAGGTATGATAGCGACCCAGCCTACAGGCAAGATGTTATCGAAAAACTAGAACGATCAGACTTAGATTTTTAGGAGCTACAAAAAATGCCAATGGGAAAAGGAACTTACGGTTCAAAAAAAGGAAGACCACCAGCTAAAGGAAAGAAGGTGTCAAAGGGACTAGCCGCACTCGCAAAAAAAAGACCAAAAGTTGCGGCTGCAATCATGAAAAATAAGAAGGGTAAAAAGTAATGGCAGAACCTTATGATCTAACACCTATACCTAGAAAGAAACTGAAGAAAATACAGAAAAAATTAAAGGGAAAAGGTGGTAGCCCCTACGACTACTTTAAAGAAGATAACAACGGACCAGTATAATGGTTAAAAAAATTAAAAAGAAAGGAGTTAAAAAAATTAACCCTGCTGACTCTGATCCAGCAAAGTATATACGTGACAACCAGCTTATGCCGGGGTCAGGTATAGATAAAAAACTTAGCTACGATTACTTTTCAAAAGATAACGACGGACCAGTGTAATGGCTGTAAAGAAAAAGAACGTCAGTCTCAAAATGGGCAAGCACAAGTCTCGCTCAGGCGGACTGACAGCAGCCGGTAGAAAAAAATACAATAGAGCTACCGGCTCTAACCTCAAGGCTCCACAGCCCGGAGGTGGTGCACGTAAGCGTTCTTTCTGTGCTCGCATGAGTGGAGTAAAAGGACCAATGAAAAAACCTAACGGCAAACCTACACGTAAAGCATTGGCTCTACGTAAGTGGAAATGCTAGTGATCACGCACTATTATAGAGAGGCAAATGGCTAGAACATACGGCATGGATGGATCAGAGTCTGGGTCCATTCCTGAGAGACAAGAAAAAAAG